ATTGTCTCCATGATTCTGATTTTAAATCATAAAACAATATATTATTATTCTTATTAACTATAATTAATTCTTTACTCTTAGGCAAATAACCTATAACATTATTATCATGATAGTGACTTGTAGACCAGTTAGTTAATTTAGGTTGTCCATTTTGTGCTAAATTAATATCTATAACTTGTTGTCCATTGTAAATATATGCACCGTATGTATTAAACCAAGCAACAAAACCTTCCCCCTTAACTACATGATAGTCTTTCTCACAACCTTTATGTTCATACTCAGCTTCTAAAAATTCTATATCTCTAGATACATTTATAATAAATAATTTATTTCTTTTAAACTGTAGCAACTTATTACCTAATGATTCTAATTTAATAATAGTATCACCATCTTCTACTTCTACATCTATAAAACTATTTTCTGGAAAGTAGTCAAACTGATTTGGTAATGACTTTAATACTCTATCAGACTTAGTTACAAGTTTTCTTTCACTGTCATAATACTGTACATTACCTGCATAAACTCTTCTATTTAATATTGTAGATGTTTTAAATCCTGTATTAGCCTCACCTATAACAGAAGAACCTTCTATAATATATGGTTCTGCTATAGATAAATCTGTTATACCATCACCTACAAATCTATCTGTACTCGACCAACCTGCTATAGGCCATGTCCATTGTTTATCATCAATTAATGTATATGGAAATAAAAATTGATAGGTATTACTACCAGCATAACGTAGTCCTTTTGCAAAGTCTACTTCTGCTAATAAATATTTTACTCCTATATTAGTAGAGTTATCAATAGTAGAACCTTCTGTAAATCCATCCATTAAAGCATAGTATACTTTAAATCCAGAGTATCTAGGATCTTTATCTGCCATACGACCTGTTACTCCAAAATATAATTTCTGTGCTACATCTGTACTGCTTGTTCCTACAGATACATGTTGATATATACTACCCAGATATACTGCAACAGACTCTGACTTGTTAGTATCGTTATCGTAATTAGAATATACTTTAGATGCCCACAACCCATATCTTTTACCTGACTTAGGTTTAATAGTTGTATCATCGTCAGCATTAACATCATTTCTAAAATATGCTATAACTGCCATAGAACCTTGTCCAGCTATAGTATAATCACTACCACCGCTAACATATCCACCTAACAAATCATGCATTTCTTGTGCTGTTACTTCTACTTTATTTACATTTCCAGATGTTCCCATAGCATAATCAGTGCTACCTACATCTAACATAAATATTTCAGAATCATTATCAGGATGAAAGTGTGTCATCTTGTTATATAATTTATCTGTTTCATATGCTACATTACTACTGCTACCACCTTGTATAGGTGCTACATGTAAATTGCTAGATATATAAACATTGGAACGAGAATTATTTATAGGTGATATAGATGTGGTGTATCCAAAGTTTCTATCAAAGTTATAATAACCTAACACCTGTGGAGTATTACCTGCATTACCATAATGAGGTACAACTCTTATCTGTCCATCAACTGAATACATTTCTACTAATGATGCAGTATTACCATAATCAATATTAGTAGCTTCTGCAGCACTATTAGTAACATCATATATACGAACTATACTATCAGTTTTATCATTAATAAATAAATACTCAGTTTCGTTAATACCAGCTGCACCAAAATTTCTATCTAAGTTTGTATGTAATAATCCATTACCATAGTTCAAAGCATCTATACCTGTAACATCATTAGAACTAATACTAGAAGCAATAGTTCTACCTTCCATTACTAATTTACCTGGTATTTCATTAGATACATTTAACATTACTTGTGATTCTACATCCAATATATCTCTACGATTAGTATTGTTATTTAAACCACCACTAAAATTAGCTATATTTTTAATTAACTTTGGCACTTGCTTTCCTTAATTTAGTACAAAGTATATTACCTCTAGTAATATCATTCATATTTATAACCTTAGTTTTTTTCTTTGATTTTGTTTTAAGATTATACTTACGTCTGCTATCACTAATAGACTTGCCTTTAAACTCCTGTCCCTTGCCAGTCTCTGTATTATACATTGCCATCTATTATCTCTCCCCATAAAGATGTTTTACCATCTACTATCTCTACTACTTCCACTTTAAATTTACCGTTAGTATACCAATCAACAACAGCAAATGCATGACCCCAGTTATGTAGTCTACCTTTAAGCCATTTATTACTTTCATGAGACATATCTTTTAAACAACCCATAGACCAAGCACCAATATTACCATTAAGTTTTGTTAGTGTATGTCGTTGTATGTCGTGTGTATGTCCGTATATTACATTTTCTCCATAGGTTTCTAAGTGTTTCTTTGCATGGTACGTTGTAGCAAATGCTCCATGAAAGAATGTTAGCTTACCTATTTGTATTGGTAAATTATACTCAGTATATTTATATCCTCTTTCTTTTATCTTACACGCTTTAAAAAAACTGTAATTACTAAGATAGGGATACTTATTAGAAAAATTATCCAGCCAGATATCGTGATTGCCTTGAAGTAAATATTTCTTTTTACATTTAACTTCTTCCAATACTTTATCCCAAACATCTAATCCTTCATTTACCAATCGTATATCTTCATTAACTATAGGTAATTGAAACTCAAGTGGTGGTAGTTTCTTATCTTTATATTTCCATGCCGATACAGATTCCCACTCACCAACATCTCCTAGATTAACAAATACATCTGGTTCTATTTTTTGTATAGCTTTTACTACACAATTAACTGCAGCCTTATCTTCTAATGGATAATGCTGGTCTGGTATTACTATACCACGTTGCTTAAGTTTCAATGGTACCTCCTATTTTTTTATTAGAGCTTTTTTAACTTCAGCCCATAATTTATCATCTAATTTATTTGATGACTTACCTACTAAGAAATCACCTAAATGTAAAATGATTGCTTTTAACAGTTTCTCAGTTCCTAAACTAGTTAGTAACTTACCTAATATTGGTCCCATTATTTTTTCTCCTCACAGTTTTTATCGCAAGCTTCAAGACCTTTCATATATCCTTGATGCTCAATGATCATTTGTTTTACTTCTGCTAGCCTAGCATTACCTTCTTGAATTTGCCCAGCAAGTTCATTGTGTTGCTCTACTAGTGATTCCATTTTATTTTCTGCTTCTTTTTTTAAATCGACTTTTTCTTTAGCCATTGTTTCTCCTTGTTAGTTAGAATTTAAATCTAGTTTTCACTTTACTTTTTAATCCACTAACTCTCTTCTTTATTTTTTTTCCAGTAGGTGTTTGTGCTATTAAACCAGGTATACTTTTTTTACCAACAGTTCCACCTAATATACCTTTAGTATAAGCACCAGGTCTTTTTTGTATATCAGCTCCCACTGCCATATCTATTGCCATACCAGCTGGATTTAACATAGCAGCTGCATTTAATTTAACTTTAGGTTTTATACCACGAGAACCTAAATATGCACTTTGCAATTTATCTTTACCAGCTTTAGTAGATAAAGCTTTATTAATTTTCTTAACTTGCCCTACTGGTCTTCCAGTATTTTTAGCAACTTGTTTAGCTTTAGTATCTATTCCTTTTTGTATCTTAGCAACTTTATTTGTTGTACGCTTTCTACTAGCTTTTACTTTTTTAGCTACTGAATCTCTTGCTTTACTACGAGCACCTACTGTATCTCCTGGTTGCATTGCTTTACCTGGAGCATTTTTTATTAGATTCGTTTGTCTTTTCTTTGCAGATGATTTAGTTTTTGCAATAGACTTATAATCACCCATTAACTTACTATCTAAAGTTAGTTTTGGTTTAAAACTTCCAGCTTTAGTACCAGGTCCTTTAGGCATACTAGTAGTAGGTAAGTTAACACCTGCAGCGTTTAATTTTCTACCACCAATTTTACCTTCTCCTACAATTCCACCTGTTAATTTAGGTACATTAATTTTAGGTGGTTTAGGTTGTCCACCTTGTCCACGACCTCTATAAGTTTTTTTAGGTGCTGGTGTATGTATTGTACCAGGTGTATCTTTTCCACTACCAGGTCCTAAGAGTTTAGTCTTATCTAATTCTGGTGCTGGACCAGCTGTTAGTCTACGACTCTTAGGTATTTTCTTAGGTGCTGGTGGATTGTAAGCATCTGTAAAAGATTTTTTTACACTACTTCCAAAACTTTTAATATTTTTTCCAGCTGTACCTAATGCATCTGCTGCTTTACTTGCTCCCTTACCTATAGCTCCAGAAACTTTATAGCCTGTCTTAGCTTCTATTACTCCAGCAGTAACAATACCGCCGACAGTTAAAGCCTTCTTACTAAAAGTTTCTCTACGTTTTCTTTTTTTGTAAGTGTTTTTAATCATAACTACCTCTCTTTATCCTTTATGATTTTTTTCTTAATGCTCTATTTAGTTTTCTATTTTTTCTAGTAGCTACTCTACCTTTTTTTCTAGCAGCCATACGTTGTTTCATGGTTGTCTTAGTTTTTTTAGTAGTCATACCCTTGCCACTCATAGTTGTTTTAGTTTTACCTAGTTTAGCTTTTTTCTTAATAGCTTTACCTTGTTTTAAACTAGCTTTTTTAGTAACTTCTGTTTTAGTTTTAGTACTATACTTCTTACCTTTATATGTAAAAGTAGCTTTACCTGCCTTCCTGTTAGCTGCAAATGTTTGTCCAAATGTTTTAGCCTTAGGTTTTTTTGCCATTGCCATAGTTAAATCTCCTTGATTTAGTTTTTAATGTTAATATACTAATTATTTTATTTCTTTCCTAATACTTTCTAAAACAGATTGTTCATCAAATCTCATTGATATACCTGCTTCAAATCGTTTTACTTCTTTACCATCTTGGAATATTATAATAGTTGGTACTACATTAATATTCCATTCTTTCTGTATTACTGCACCAATAGTTTTATTAGTTAAGTCTACTTCTGCTATATAACAATCTTTTAACTTAGTAATATCTAATCTATTAGCATAGTTCCAAGAAGCATTTACTTGCACTACAGCACATTCTTCTAGGCTCATTAACTGTATTGCTTGAAAACTATTTAAGTTAACTGACTGTGAGTGTAGCCATGTAGACGATAGTCCAAGTAATAAGCATAATGATAATATAAACTTTTTCATGATTCATCCTCATTTGTTATTCATATCTATAAGAGTTTCAGTAATAGCTCTAGTATCTTCTTTAATGTCATCTACTTTTTCTTCAAGCTTATCTACTTTACCCTCTGTATTTAATATAGAATCACGAATCATTTGATCTTTCAAATCATATTCCATACGTGAAACCTCAGGCTCTGGTAGTTCTTTAGCAAGTTCAATCTCTGCTTGCAATGAATACCACATACCTATAATCATACCTACAGTAACTAAGATACTAATCCCAGTTTCTAAAGATAGTGTAAATTTAGTGTCTTTACCTACTTCCATGTTATGCCCCTATCTCTGAGTGTACTAATACGCCACCTGCGTAAAAGTTATTGTTTTTCGTTAATATAGTATATGTAGTATCCTTATCTGCCATATACTCAAATCTGTGTATTTTTTTTGTACCATCAATCATCTGTATATTACTACCTACTTCTAATTGACTTGCATCTAAATCATATAAATCTTTTGTTCTTTGTGGTCTATAACTAGCCATAGAACCATCTGCTAAATATATAGGGTGGTCTCTAGTAACTATTATATTTTTTAATTCGTCACTATCGTCATACATAACTTTTATTAAATTATCATGTGCTACAAATAATGTATCTAATATTGGTACTTCTTCTATACTTTCTGTTTCAAAGTTGTAAGAATATATAATATCACCATCGTCTAAATCATATATATTTTTCATTCCATTAGGAGTGTCTACCAATATACTTGGATGTATACACAATCCTTGTCCTAAGCCACCAGACTGGAAAGTTATATTACCAGTTATAGCTGCAGTATTAGCACCGTTATTTACCAAAGTAAAACTAAATGAACCAGTACCATCTTTATTAGAAGGTGTATGTTGCCAACCTGGTCTTAACTTTAATGTACCAGAATTAAAACTACTTAACGAACTTTCTAATTGAGTAATAGTAGATGCTCCACTTGTACCACTGCTTGGTGTACTTCCATCTGTAGTAAATTGAAATTTTAAATTACCAAATGGTCCACCACTAGTAGTAAAGTTATTTACATCAACACCTCCACTACCACCAGATAATGTTATTGTTGCAAAACTATCTGCCATATCAGTCATTCCAGCTTCTCCAGTACAATGTAATCCAGTATTACCACTAATAGACCAAGATACTCCAGCATCGTGGTCATAGCTATAAAACTCCGTCATTGCGTGAGGTGCACTACCATCAGGTCTATCAGCACTTGCATTAGCAGTATTAATAGTATGTCCAAATAATGCACCAGAACCGTCTGATAAACTTTTTAAACTAGCATTAACTCTATTACTAGCATAGTCTAATTCAGATTGTATCTGACTTATTTTTATTTCACCCGATGATGTTAAAGACATTATGCGTCTTTAATTTCGTTATATTCTACTAATTCAGCTTCTACTTCTGCTAACTGTGCTTCCAAATTAGCTTTCTTATCTTCTGCGTTAGAAATAGCTGCGTCTACACCCATAGTTTCTTCATAATCCAAAACAGTAACATCGTTACCATTTGCATTTTTCATAACTCTAGTATGTTTAATTAAAACCATTTTAGATGCTTCTGGTGCTTCTACAGCTTCTACTGCACTTATTACTTTAGCCATTTTATTCTCCTAGTTTAGTTTTAAGTCCATTTACTTCTTCTTTTAATTCCTTTATTGACTCAATTAATAAAGGAATTAATTTTTCATACTTTACTGCCTTATATCCATCTTCTCTATCTTCAACGACTTCTGGCATTACCTCTTCTACTTCTTGTGCTACTACACCTACATCGTGTCCTTGATATGTTTCTTGTTTATCGTTCCAGTCAAATTCATAACCAGATAGCTTAGAAACTTTATCTAATGGATTTTCTATAACTTTTAAATTGTCTTTTAGTTTTTTGTCTGATGAGGCGTAAGCAACGACATCTGCTGTTGCATAAAGATTACCACTTGTATCAAATGTAACTTTTGGATTATCTACATTAGATGTTCCAATAACAAATCTACCAGTACCATCATCGTGTCCAATAGTAAAGACTGCACTACCAGCATTAAAAAATTTAATTTCAGTATCACTACCATTTGGAGCATCTAATCTAATTCTACAATCTCCAGAAGTAGTTTTTAAATCTAATATTTCTGCTGGAGTAATTCCAACTCCAAGTCCAGAACTATCTATAGTCACTCTATTGCTACCACCAACAGTAAAACCTAAAGTATCAGCAGCAGCAAGATACATACCAGTATTTCTACTTGCTAAGAAACTATAAGAAGGTGAACTAGCAACACCACTTTGTACTAATGTTTGATTTCCGTCATCATAATAATTAGTTTGCATATTGACAACTTCAGTACCTGGTAATGATGTAACTTCTGATTGATCATGATTCCAAGTAACAGTAAATTTACCTTCACTAGGATAGTGCACTTCAGTAGCTACGTTATAAAAATTATTAACCCAACCTTGATTCAAATCATAATATAATTCATAAGTACAAGTACCATTATCTATTTCTCCATCTCCACCAGTTCTTTGTACAAATATATTGCTAATCCAATGTGCACCTTTAG